CCCATTACTACTACGGTGGTGAAAGTGGCCAGAACAGACCAGGTCAAACTTTTCAAATATCTTAGGATCAAATCCCTCATCGTTCTCATGCCCTTTATACATTTGAAAGCCAGCAATCTCAAAATGCCCAAACAACACCTGGGCATCAGTAGTCTTAATAGCTTCCATACTCTGATTATAGTTATCTGTACATATCCATGGCATCATGAATATCTTAGACCCATCATCGAACTCTAACTTAGAGGGTGTATCAATAACATTGAACTCATAGTCTTTAAGCAAAAGACGAGGTGAGTTAACGTCGTTGGTATTCTTAAAAAAGGTATCGTGATTACCTACAATCATATGTAGTTCGATATTCCTCTTTTTTATTTCGTCAAAGAAATAATTACGGCAAGAGGATAGAGTATTAAAATTAATATACTTACGCCTATCAAAGCAATCACCAAGATGAAGGATTGTCTTAATACCCCTCTTGTCGATCTCAGGAAAAAAGGTCTCATCGTAAAACCTCCTAAAGAAATTATCAAAGGGGATACTATCGGAGCGGGCCCCGAAATGGGTATCGGTTACAAGCGCTATCTTAGTCATACCAATGCCTTATTATTCAAACAAGTCCTCATTCCATTCTCTATGACCTTCTCTGAAAGCCATATTGCTTTGCGTCTCGCGTATCTCTACACGATAGCACCACAGGCGTTGTGCTTCCCCGTGCCCTAGGTAGTCTGGAATATACACACCGTTGACATACTTGTAAAGCTGATCGGCCAACCCTTCACAACCCAGCTTAGGTAGAATTGTTAGTTTGGCTATCTTGCGCTGTTCCATCTCTTTGTAAAATGCTAGTTCGGGATCATCTTCGGCTACTAGTAGCGTATGATCAAATTGACTTTCTAATACAGATTTTAGTTCTGAAAGGCCACCGTAGTCAGCTGCCCAGTTTCGTGCATCTAGGTAGTCGGTACCAAAGTAAAACTTCATACTAAATGAATAGCCGTGAATCATATTGCAATGGCTATCAGCTCTCCATTGACGGTACGCGCAAGGGAATGAATCGTGATACTCTTTAGTACTGGTATACTTATAAGTTATCGGTTGTAATGACATGCTTGTTTCTCCTATGTTAATTAGCATAGGCAGCAGAGTTTATAGAGCGGGATGACGCCGAAGGCCGCTTGCATTATGTATATTTCTTATCGTGCTCTTTACCAATACCATAACTACCATCGTACATTTTAAGCGCTTCTGCGTCAAATGACAAGTACTGACCTACTCTTGTACCTTTTTTAATTTTGGCTGTATCAACCGTAACATGTAGAACACCGGCCATAACACCGTGGTAACCAGAATCGTAAAGACCTGAAGTAATAAAACAACCATTACGATTAAGAGTGCTACGAGTAATGACCCAGCCAGCTTCACCCTCTCCCACATGGATGATGTTTTCCATAACGATCTCATAAGCCCCCGGGTAAAGCGTAAAATAGCCATCCGCGTCAGGTATGAGTTCTTTAGAACCCCGGTGTACTTTATGTTCATTACTAATCTCAAATATGTTAGGTTGAATTTGAAATACCTTATCAAGCCGAAGATCAACGGCATTAGGTTGAATGTCTTCATCGACAACGTTAGTTAACTTTGTTCTACTACTCTCACCCATTACATGCTTCATACTGAAGGGTTCTGAGTATAATTTATATGTGACTGTCATGCACTCTCCGGAATATAATAAGGGTTCTCCATCGTCTCAAAATAGGCGACAGCATCAAGGTACATTGTATTGAAATTTAATTTCCAAACTCGATTAGGTGTAATAGATACACTACCTTCATATTTTGTTGACGATAGGTTAAAGCGATCGTCTATAAAAAGGGGTGATATTTCATTTCTGAATACATAAAGACTTTGATTCAAGTACATAATACAGGCAAACGTACCATCTACCCTTGATAAGGACGACCAACCGTAATCAATAATTTGCTCAAGTAACCAAGCAGTATCCCATGTATCAGGGCTAAGTTTATTTTGCTTAATAATACCATTATGCCATAGCATAGCATCACCATATACTGCTGGGTGAATACTATTCGAATTCGTAGTAGGTGCTTGAGAATGAGCGATTATGAAGTCGCCTTGTTTACAAGGTATACCGTCAATTAATGTATCGGGCATTTTACCGGAATCTTGAAATAAAGTTTGAAACTCTATCTTACCTTTATAAGGTTTAAAAGTAGCCAGTGAGTAGTTTAATTCACCTCTATATGCATTTAGAGTATATAACTCTTTAAGTTTTTCTTTATACAAAGATCCAGTTATTGCACACATACTACACCTTCATTTTTTTAATTAGGTCTTGCCAGGGGATTACTTTTGAATACTCAACTGGATCATTATAACCTATCTTAGCAAAATTGGCAATACGTTCAGAGCAACTAGGACACTCACCACAAGAACGATGCTGGGCATCAGGATTATAACAAGTCATAGTAAATGCTGTAAGCATAAAGTTACCATCTAGTTCTTGCAAGATCTGTAACTCATCGTACTTAGATAGTTGACTGAAGGGGGCGGTAAGTTTAATCTTAATGATACGATTTTCAGATAGCAGGTCATTTACTTTATCTACCCAGCGCTGGGTTGTATCATGATAACCATATTCATCGTGCACCTGTAACCCGCATACGACAGTATCAACGTTTTGCGTTTCGGCGAATGCTGCAGCAATAGACATCAAAATCATATTACGATTAGGTACGTAAGTCTTAGGTCTAGGATCACCTAGAACGTCTTTAATCGTAGGCATAGCCATATCGGTATCAACGTTTGCAGAAAAGCCTTTACTGATATCACCGAGGAACGATGCATCCACAACTCGATGCTTAACACCGAGTATCTGGGTAGACATTCTTGCCATATCAATCTCTCGTCGCTGCTTCTGGCCATAGTAAAAGGTTAATGCAGATACATTATCTTTACCATACTTCTGTACAGCCAATCTCATTGCAATAGTACTATCCATACCACCGGATAGGATAACGACACAGCCCTCTACATCGGGCAATAGTGCTAACGCTTCACTTGAGGTCATCTTGTTTCTCTTTCAGTTCTTTTTGAATACGGTGAATATAGACTACTGCATCCATTAATTCTTCTTTAAGATGTTGAATCCATTGCATAAGATCTAAATCGGTACGCTCGGTAGTTACCCCGTACTTGTCAAAGCCATGACAGGCTCTTGACTCAAATTCATTACAAATTTCGTTTACGTTAGGATCAGGTCCAGTTATTTTCATTGTCTTGCAGTCTTTGTACAGAAGTTAGTTACATCAGCAATTGCTGCATACTTATAGAGTACTCTGTTATCACTTGCACGCACAGGGTTAATATCAATACCACCTCTACGTGTATACAAGCACGCCACAAATAGCTCTTCAGGCTGAAGTAAGTCAAAGAGACGCTTATAAATGCATTCGGCAATCTCTTCATGAAAGTGATTCTCTTTACGCATCGATACAATATACTTAAGTAATGACTCCGGGGTAACAGCCCTCTCACCTTTAATATGAATATAAACATCACCCCAATCGGGTTGATTAGTTACCCGACAATTAGACCTAAGAGAATAAGATCGCCACTTTTCGTATCGACCAATACTGGGTACTACTTGTAAGGTATTAGGACTTTCATTATACTCATCAAACGTCATCTTACCTATATTACAATAATGCTCTAATGAAGTAAAGTCACCAATAATAGGCCTGACAGTATCTACATCACCCCAGCGAACAAATACATCTACCTCGGCCCCTACAGCTTCAGATAGATCACTTGCAATCATATCTTCTACCATCCACATATCATCTGTATTAGTAACTAACTTAGCCATATTGTAAGAGTTCAAATATAGCTTAACTGACTTTGACTCTACAATATTAGGAGATTCGGAGGTGTAGGTAAACTTAAGCCAACCCGATACAGGGAACCCGTTTACAAGTAGTGTAGAGAATTCATAAGCATTCCATGCATCTACCCCTACAAACGGTAAGTTCGATTCATCAATATCATATGCTGTTCT